TTGATAAATTTTTCAATCACATATCCTTTCCCTTTTTCAAGGGCATTCTTTAAGCGTGTAATCGCTTGGTCATTTTGTTTCAATGTCTCGTACGATAGTAAAGGAATCAATTGGTTAAATGATTCGATCAAATCTTCAATCTCTTGGTTACGATCAACCATCTGTGTATATAGCTTTTGATTCAAAATGCTATTTGCTTTTTCAGAAAGCTTTTCACCACCATTTTGTGTTCCTTCTTCATCTTCTCCGCCTGATGCATCATCTCCACCGAGATCACCACCAGCACCTGAATCGTCGAAACCGGGAAGATCTCCCATTCCTCCATCATCGAGTGGTGGCGGATCACCCATCGAGGCGTCTCCAGGCGGAGCGGCACCGGCCGACATATCCGCACCCATATCGGCTCCACCAGCATCAAATGGTTCAGCAAGATTTCCACCGGCTTCCATTACCATGTAGAAAATATTCTCATCCATTTGATTGATTCACCTCCGTCTAATTAGTCATCGAAATAACTATTTCTAATTTTAACAGGTTCTATCTTTTCGACAGGAACCTTTGTTGATTGTACAGCCTTTTCAATCATCTTACTGCGAATACGCATTAACTCGTGAGCTTTGTCATCTTGTTTGTTCGCTTTTGCTCTACTGATTTTCTGATCAATAATATTAATCTCAGTCACAAACTCGTTTCTCATTTCTTTTCGAATTCTGTCACGATCGGCAAGCTTTAATGCTCCACCTCCGACAGCGAGTAAACCGATAAATGGTGAAATTACGAAAGCGGCATAATACAATCCTAAATCACAAGCAATTCTAAATGCTTTCTTTACACCAGTTCGATAGTTCTTGTCTTCCATTAATTGATACTTAACTTGATCCTGATCACGTTGAATCAATCCATCAATCGTGTCTTCAATCCAAGCTTTCGCACGAGAAAATGGTAATCCGATTGCTCTTGCGGTATTACCAGCTTGCTGTACACCTCTTCTAACTTTCTCTTGTTTTGTCAAGAGTTTCCGATCGAAGTCTTGGGCTTTCACCATTAAACTTTCTTTCGGCTCTGGATTCATGTCTGGTAAAACACCAGTATCGGCACCAACTTGTCCGACAACAGCTCCAGCAGCTGATGCAGCATCTTCCATAAATAGGGGCTCTTCGGATCTCAACATATTGAATACTTCTTGAATTGATTTACCGGTGGAAAATGTGGTTTCATTCCCAGTTTCTTCATTATATTGATCCTTGGTATTCAAAGAAGATGTGTCATTATTATAATTGTTTGACCCCTTGGTTGATGTAGTAGATGATTTCTTCTTTTTCTCAGGATTATATACATTCCTAGCGGTTCCGCCCGTTGTCTTATTGACTGAACGATCGATAGATGAATTGTGAGAATCGCGAGAAGAACGATTCACATCATGAGAATCTCGTTTTGTTGTTGTCACACGATCATGGGAATCGGTTGTCGTATTATTGGAATTATTGTAGTTATATGTGATATTGTAAACAATTTTACCGTCTGATTTCTCTGGAGAAACTTCTGCATCCGCACCAAATCCATATGACAAATCAGAGCTATCTTCAGAATCATCTACTGCATCCACACGATCTTCAATCGAGTTAATTAATTCATGAATATCGTTTGTTGGAACCGCATCTGGTTCTGGTGAATCAACATCTTCCACTGTTGTATTTGGTTTATCATTTGACTTTTCCAAACCTTCAATTCGATCTTGCATATATTGCGGAGCTCTTCCAGAAATGAGATAATGTTTCTTTCGATACGGAGCTAATGCTGCTTCACCGATATATTGTTCGATGTCATATTCTGACAATCCAACATTATACGCCTGATCTCCCATTGCTTTTAATTCCATATGAACAGTTTCTTGAATGATGTTTCGATAATATGGGATATCTTCCAATTGCATGTTCTGTGTATCTCTCATCACAGATAATGCATATTCCTTCACTTCTGATGAAGTGGGAATGGTCGATATTGTTGTATCTGTTGGATTGATATTGGTGTCCTTATGATCATCATATGGGGAAGACTTCTTGGAATTCTCATTGATTCTAGCACGAATCGCTTTGACAAACCCATCTTCCGTTTCGTATTCTCCCTTCTTTTCAGAATTGGGTAATACATTATAAAGAATATCTAAATAGATACGGGAATCAAAGATATTAAACATCACCAACAGTGTATGATTGGTGATTCCACATTTGTCATCTGATACTAATTTCAATGACAAAAAGTCTTCTAAGAATTGAATTGTCCCATCCTTATCTGCTTTGAACGTCGTCAACAGATCATAGTCTTTAAATTTATGAACACCTTTGTCTTGTTTCAGAATAGAATCATACGAATCCATATACTTCTTCAGATTCTTATCATTAAACAATCGATTGTGAAATTGATGTTCATTCGCAAATACTTTCGCTAAGATTGAAGGAAGAACCATTGATGTATAATCATCGGGATTGACATGATTCTTCTTATTGTTTAAGAATTCCAACACATCTTCAGGAGTGTTACATGTCTTCAATCCAGAAATAAAATTCTTAATAACAGATACAAATTGTTGTGATGGTTGAAATTTCTTTTGATGATAACGGATATGATTGGGATTTACCATAGAGAAAAAATTAATTTCCGCTTGTTCTTGGAATGGGGCATCCTCATCATTCTTTACAATTTCGAACTCCGGATAATCCTCACGTTCTTGGAAACGCTTTAATTCTTTATCTTGAGACATTCCCGCTGGTAAGGTAATATCAGAGGAATGAAAAATTCCTCTGATATACTCATCACCGTGAAACACTCGATACTGATTATCTCCAATGAGGTCTTCAATATCATCCAATGGAATTGGTTTTTCAAATGTTTCCAAAGCACCTTTATACTTGGAAGGTTTTGAGAATAATTCCATTGTCTGAATTCCATTCAACAGATTCTTGAAATCTGTTTGATGTTCGGAGATATATTGACACATTTGATATCCGATATACTGGTTGATTTGATTGGCATTCATGTCACTATCCATATCATCATCACTTGTGATGCTATCCATTACATCACTATATTTGTTATGGGTATCCGCAAAGTGATGAATCTTTTCAATCGTATCTTCCATTTCGGATTGATCATCCACCCATGATGGATTGATATAGTTCAAATATCTCATGATTCTTAATAAACAAGGCTCAAGATCCATATCATCATCGTCATCATCAATAGGAAAGTCTTTTTGTTTAAAATTAGATGAAAAGAATCGATTTAACGAATCAACCGCTTTTTCAATATTCTTGAAATATGATTCTTCTACTTTTACTTGGATAATCTTCATTCATTATCACCTTCCTATTGATTGGATTATGCTCTCTTACGTTGCTTTTTCTCAACTATTTTTTCAACAGCACCAAGTGACCCTTCCATATTTTTAACCATATCTCCACCGATCTTTTGAACAGCGGCAATGGTTGTTGTGAATGTGACACAAGATGTTGCAAGCTTTTGAATGCTTTTGCTGATTTTATCTGTCTCAGAGCCATTCTTCTTAAGTGCATTCTTTAATTTAGTTGCTGCATCTGTTAATTCTGATAACATCTTATTGAATTTATTCTCGTCCAGTTCTGTCATGAAGATAACTGCCTCTGCTAAGATGTTCGCTTGTTGTGTTGTCAACTTTGAAGTTGGGAGTTTACCACTTAATGAAATTTCATTCTTCTCAGCTTTGGCTCTCCAATTCTCCAGCTTTCTGACAATTGCATTGGTTTCCTTGCTAATATGATTATTGATTTTCGGATTAATCATTCCAGTCCACTGTGCGTTCAAAGCAGATACACAACTCTTACAATCTTCCGTTAATGCATTACCAACCATAACAATTTGTTGTGCACTAGGTAATGTCGGATTATTCATCTTGGAAACAGCGATGAATACAGCTGCACAAATCAGAATTGCTGCAGCTACACCAATTCCAATCATCATTCCTGTTGGGAATTTTGATACACCAATACCAGCACCGGTATTTGCAGCATATCTCAATGCAGATTGTTGCAATCTAGCTTGTTCATCATTTGCGTGAGATTGTGATGTTTGATAAGATATTCTTGATTTTCTAGCATTACCAATTCTCGCTTTTTCATCAGCAACATGATAGTCTCTTATTGCGTTTTTATTCTCAATTGGCAAATCACCACCAGCTGCCTGTGACCAACGATATCGTTTGGCAGTATTTGTAATCGCATCATCAGCTTTCTCTACTGCAGCTTTTCCCGTATCAACTGCGGTACCGATTGCATCTGTTGTTTGATCGACAATATCATCGTATTTTTTCTTGCCCTCTTTCAGTAATCCCTTCCCTGCATCAACAAGATCGTCAAAAGTTGCCTCCATCATATAAGATTCTGCCACTACATCATCACCAACTGCATCTTTCAAATATTCACCGACTTCTGCACATTTGTCTTTCTTCTTTAGGAATGATAAAAATTTTGCATTTTTAAACTTGGAAAACCATTTTGAAATCTCTCTACCGATTTTCTTTAATGCATTAATGAATGCTTCAAATGCTTTAACAACACCTTCTTTTACTTTTGAAAGAATTCCGCCACTTTCACTTTTGGAAGATGGTGTATTTTGTTCTTGCGCTGATGATTGGGAGCCTGGTTTATCAAAGTTCACACCTTCTTCAATAATTTCTTGACCAAGATATTCAGACATACTAGATGCTTTCTGATAAGTCTCCATCATTTCTTGACAAACTTGCAACTCAGAAAACATTGCATCATACTCAGTTTGCTCGATTAATTCAACTAAATTCATTATTATTTCATTCCTTTCAAGTAAGATAATGCTTCACGCCGAATATCCTCAGGAAGTGGAATAAACGTCTTGGACATATCAGCTTGCTCAACTACAATATGTCCCTTTTGGATACCCATGATTTCGTCTGGAGAAATCTGAAATGATTCACAAACTACAGAAAGTGTCTCAGATTCTTCACAGCAATAATTTGCTAATTCTTTTAAAAAGAATACATCAGCAGATTCCATGATCTTTGCATCGATATCAGCATCTGCACCACGATGAGATGGAAAGTCCACCATATCCCATGTAATAACTTTTGTCACTCTCATGTTGGGCTGATTATGTGGTGCACCGGGAATCATATTCCCAAGTAAACGAACGGAAAAAGATGGAACAACCCCTAGATCGATTACTTCAGACGATGCACAAATCCCGGCCTTTGTGCCGGGATGCGTTGTAATTCTCCCTTTGTATTTATCACCTTCAAGGCGATTGTGAGAAATAAAATGCGAAGAATTCAGTGGTTCTGGAATGGTCATACGAATATCAGAATATTGTTGACCCTTAATATCCGGATTGGGATGATTCAATTCCCCTCTCCATTTATTCTGCTTTAATAATGTCTGGATTCGTTCATCTTCATCAATCACACGGCACACGTTGTCCGCATCATATCGACGACCCATTCGATTATAACAATTGAATGTTTGAAGAGTTGCTTCAAAGATGCAGAACGGTTGACCTGTGGATGATTTACGAACTTCGAATCCATTATGTTCCATTTCGGAAGATTGTGGTGCTTCTTGAATAAAACAAGCCGTGTTATATTTAGAAGCAGCAGTTTGTGTTGACTTAATCATCACATTCACCACCTTTGGATTATTTAAATTTTACCATATTTTTTCAACAACTTTTCACACTTTTGAACAGTCATTCCCATATCATTCATCATATCTGTTGAAATGTTATAGATATCCGTCAATGCGGAAGTGAATGTCAAACAATTCTTAGAAAAAGTTGTTAATTTATCAGCGAGTTTTTGAGAAGATTTCTTTTCCGAAGTTGCAAAACTTGATGACATGATCTCCTTCTTCACTTTTTCAGAAGCATCTGTAACGTTCTTAACTAGTAACTGAAACTTATCTTTGTCGAGTGTTGTACACAAAACAATTGCATCTACCAGTGCACGCTGTTGTACCTTTGTCAACATTTCTGGTGATCCACCTCGTTTATATGCCCAACTGTTTTTATCAACTTTCTTTTGCCAAATCGCCATTTGTTTCAACACCTGTAAATCTTGAAATGGAAGCGTTAATATTTTTATAGGATCTGCTTTCAGCATAGATACTCTTGCAGCAATTTTACCAACACCTGTTATTTCTCCATTACGAAGACCTTCATGATATCCAACGACAGTTTTGACTCTCTCAGCACGATCTACAAGATCATATCCCACTTGCATTAACTTTTCATCTGTTGGCAATTCTCCAGCACGATAGTTTCCAAGCATGATCAGTAATAATCCAATAATCATAAATGATGCAGCAGTTCCATAACCAGCCAACAATCCAGACATTGATCCTTTTCCAACTGCTGACGCAATTGCATGAATTATAGATGTTCCACCTGCAACTGTAGCACCCAATGTCATATCGAATTTACCAATTTTTGTTAGCGTAGAAACTGTTTTCTTCGTAGGAGAATTATTTCTTTTATCCAGAATTTTATCACGCATTTTATCTCGTTGAATCATGTCGGAACGAGCTGCTCGTTGTTCATCTGTATTGTATTGATCATTACTGCGAATCATGTATTGCATCTGATCTTCCAATGCCTTATCCCATTCTGTATACAAAGCTGATTCTGTTGTAACATCTCCGTCACTCAATTGTTTCGATACTTCAACTAATGTTTCACCAACTTTTTTACAATCTTCTTTCTTTCTGAATAAATCCTTCAATTTACTGAATTTTGAGAACTTCTGTTGAATTGCTCTGAATAACTTTTTTAATGCATTAATGATAATATCCCAAACTTTCAACAATGCTGATTTTAATCCATTTAGCAATCCACCCTTTTTGCTTGGTTGGTCTTTTTTAGCATCTTGAGATTCTGGTTGTGAATTAGGTTTTTCAAAATTCACACCTTCTTCGATAATATAACTTTCCATGTTGATCAGTTTGGCATAGTTGTTCAATAATTCATCTGCAACAGCAAATTCGGAAAATGTTATTGTATTTTCAATTGCATTGATCATTTCATCACCCCTCTTAATTTGTTACACGATTGATTTTCAATAAGATGAAAGTTGCCAATAAACAAATATAAGCCTTTGTCAACAGATCATCACATTGATATTTCTTTGAAAACGGTATGATGACAGGCTTTCCCGCAATCGCACGGTCAATTGCAGTTGGCATTTTTGTGATACGAGCGATATATGCAGTTGTGTTAATCTCTTCTATCTTATGATTTTCTTTAACGATAAATACATAAAAAATGAGATCGATAATATTTGCAATATCCTTCGTTTCGACACGCTGTGCTAATTCATATAATTCATCAGCACGAACGTTCTTCTGGTCTGCAATACCTTTGTAAAGTGTACCTTTTGTTTTATAATCTCTATCACCTGTTGTGATTAACCGAACAAGATTGTTTCTAAGTGTTGTAGTATTGGTTGTGCTGACGTAATCTTCGTCACCTTTCAAATCATCACCAATCGCGTTCTTTTCCTCAATATCTTTATAATATCGACGAGATAACATACGCATATTCTGTTGAAAAGATGAACGTAAACGGTTTAAGAACTGAACTAAGACCGATGTACTCATATTGAGCGACATTTTGGATCTCCAGAATACAAATGCCGTTTCTGTTGTTTGTGCAATCCAGTTCATAACATTCTCACTCTTAACCAATCCCCATGAGTTATCCAAGTGCATATATGTATACGTCATAGTCGGTACGGATGGTTCCGCATCAGGAAAGAAATGATTGAACACTAATCCATATGTTGTTAAACCAATTTGTTGACGTGCGGAATCACGCAGTTCACGATTTTGAACCATATCCGCATAATATAACGCAATTGCATGAATCAAGTTTGTTGGAGTGGATGTTAATGTTTTGAAGTCGGTCTTGTTATTGACCTCTTTCAATAGATCTTTAAACGTTTCTTTCAAACTTTGATTGGTGAAACCAAATAATCCAACAATTCGATCAACGTATAATCTCGGATAAGATACACGCTTCGTTGGAAATTCCTTTGATAACATCCCAGCATTTGCATCAAGAAACTCTGTACCATAGGAAATATATTCCTTTCTACCCTTTGGAGTTTCCAATACTTTGATAATTGGATCGATGATCTCCTTTCGTAATGCAGAATCTGGTGCAGCAGCTTCTTGAATCCATGCTAACATCTCTTGTTCGGTGCATTCATATTCCATGAAATACACTCGAATCACCTCAATGTCTTCTATTCTTCTTATTTCTCTTCTTCTGATTCTTTGTTATGTCTTCTTCAGTTGTCTCTCCTGGAGTTTCAATTGTGATGACTTCATCTTCGTATTCAAACAATGCGTCAGGCATATTGCCGATAATTTCAACACGAGAGCTTTCTTCAGCTTCTACAGACGGTGTTTCAACAATTTCCTCTTCTACAACTGGTGTTGTGATTTCACCAGATGGTACATCATCCATAGAATTATCAACAATCACAACTGGTTCAACAATAGGAGGAGCCGTTGGTTTCTTAGGTGTTGGATTAATAGTGACATGTTGTTGAATATGTGGAGGAGTTTTCTGATTGAATAACTTATCGAGATTTAAATATGTCACAACAGTCTTTGTATTTTCATCAAAAACGCGGAAGTTCTTATTGGAAAGAATCTTTCTGATTTGATCTTTATTCAGATCCAATCCATATTGCGGAGCGAGTGTACCAATCCCTGGGATTGCTCCAATACCTCTTACTGTAACTTTCATATCATCACGAACCTTTCTAATGATTTTAATCTCTACCCATCATCGTACGAATCTTGTCGACGGAGTAGTATGCTTCGGATACAATATCCGTTTTAATACCCATACATTTGAAATAGACATCAGCAAGTAACAATGTTGGCTTGTCATATGTGCCCGTTTTCACATCTTCCAATTTAACATTACCCGTTTCTGCAATAGATTGAATCATTGCATCGTATTCCGCAACGTTGTCACCACGAGCTCCCAAGAACTCGGACATGACTTTATCAGCACCCATACCAGCCAATACTTCTGTTTCAATCGATGTAACAACTCCACCTTTGGAGTCACCTTTCAATCGACCAGTTTGTTCGTCACGGTCTTTATCATCCAATACATAACCGGTCTTCTTAGTAACCAATTGCTGTACTCGCTTCATGTTTAAATATCCAACTAGTACCTTTTGTTTGGAACGAACGGGATGCTTTGGATCAACACTGATATGTGGAATAAAGATGTATTCAAATAATGGTATCGCCAAAGCTTCCGCCGCTTTTGTCACATTCTCGAATTTTAATACACGAGAACCGTCACCGAATTCATCAATGTCCAAACGGAAGTTGGATTTTTCATCGTTCAAGAAATCAGTAATCCATTTGGTGAATTGTTGATCCGACATCCCATTGAACATGTCTGCATATTTCTTTGCATTGATTTTGGTTGGATCAATTAATGACATAATCTCAATGACTTTATCTTGGATTTTCTTCCGTTTATCTGTCATCGTAAATCAGCCTCTTTCAAGAATTCACCATTGGATTTTTCGATAAATCGTTTCACATTATCCGTGATGGATTGACATGCAATCCATTTGGTAGTCATGTTGTTTGCGTCATTTGTAATGTAGAAAAATGTCACACGATATCTACCATCTTCGGTTTTAACTGGAGCAACACCAATTCCATATTGTTTTGCATATGGATTTTCATTGTAGATCTCTTTCATGGTGTCAAATAATTCTTGCAATGTTAAATCTTTGAATTCACTATGTTTTCCAGTTTTCTTTGGTAAACGTACCAATGATCCAGCTAATACCATATTTGCAACTTTCAATGCAATCTTCAGTTCATACATATAACAATTTGCCAACAATGTCATGGTATGAGCATATTGATCTGATACCTGATTACTATCGGCAGATCCACGTTCTTTTTCATGTCTCTTGACAATAACGATACTCTCCAGAGCTTTCATCATGTCATCATATACTTTACCGCTACAGAAGTCCAAGTATTTATTAATTGCAGCGATACTGTGATCTCCACTATGAGAAACATTAATTGCATGGACCTTGTTTTTAGGTGTCAATTCACCTTCAATTGTCGCCAATCGATTCTTCAATCTCTCTAATTGTTTACCTTTTACCGCAATACTGGAACGATCAAAATCTTTTACAACACCTGATTCAATCATCTTAGTGACAGGCAGTTTATGCAAAGAGACAAGCGGCTTGACAACTTCTTTTTCAAACCATTTATAGTCCCAGAAGAAAGTGTATAATACTCGACCATCTTCTGCTTCACTATAATTGTTATTGAGTCTATTCACCTTTGTGGATTTTTCCAACAATTCTTTTGCTTTTTTTATTTGGCCTTTTTTGATCCATGCCGTGAACTTCATGATGCATCGAGAAAGAAAATCAAGTACTTTACGGAAGCCACTGATATGGCTTTCATCATCTTCCATAAACAGATTATATCCAGGATAAGATGCTTCTTTAATAAGATTCTCTCCCATTGCAATTAATGCATTCGCGGAAGATTCTAATGTAACTTCATCAAATGAGTTTAATTCGATCATCATACATTATTTCCTCCTCCAGCATGTACAGCACCAATGGAATACTTGATTCTATCAACAACCTTAGATTGAATCATTGCCAATAACAATGCCACTTTTCCAGCATCTGTGATAAACTTCACATATTGCTCTTTCTTTAGATCATTATTCTTCTTCATATTCAAGTTTTCACTACTCAAATAGTCGGCTGTTTCTTTCACAAAGTTAATTGAATCATGCATTAATTTTAATCGATCAGTCAATGTTTCATTTTCTTTCTCAATCATTTCCAATAGATCATCGATTGTTGCTTTTGATACATTTTTCATATGACGAGTTGTTTGCTCTTTTGTATTACCAATAGAACTAATGGATTTTACTTCATCATATGCTTCTTGTGAATCTTCACGAAGTTTGTGCATCGTTCTCACAACACTTGAAAACTTAGCTGAACCAAGAATTGTGATCACTTTCGCAACACCATCATTTTGTGCTTTATCTGCAATAATTGCATTTGATAATGATGCGTGTATATTCATCACATTCACAACATTTTGTTGATACCATTCATTATCAATCAATAATAAATCATATTCATCATTGTTTTGATAACGCTCGGATTCACGGATCTTTTTGATTACCTTGTCGATATGACGCTTTGTCAAATAAGTCATGGCTTTCTGGATTAATCGAGAAAACCAGTTTGCAATCTTTTGAAGGGTTGGAACTGATCCATCTTGTTTTAATCCCAGCATAGTATCTGATTCGATGACGATTCCAGCTTGTTCAAGATAATACTCTTTCACAAGCTGATCGCCGATTGCAGAATAAATAGATAATTGGGATTCCATCTGTACAGTTTCCAAATCATTCACAAGATTCAAAACATGATTATTCATATTTATCACCTCTAAATACTTTATATTCCATATTACCATTGTGATATCGATTCACATACAATCGATTCAGTCGATCATAGGAAATACCAATCACAACAACGGAGTTCTCGGAACCTTTTGCAATTTGCTCAGTTCCACGAATTTCAACACATAATTCATTTCTCGATGGATCAATTTTATTGAAGAATACATTGATCTCTATTCCCATCATTCCAATACGATTACATTGGTCTTGTAACTGGTTCATGACTTTATCGAGAATGGAATTATCATCCGAATATTCAAACAAATATTGTTCAATATAGATTCCAAGCTCTGGAATACTTGGATATTGACCGGGCTTCATCAATAATAATGTGATAATAATGTTAATGCACATTTCGAATGATGAAATGATTTTTGGTTTGTGGAATTCATCCACATCCAATAATACGTCATATCCAAGTAATTGAGCTCGTTTGGGATATTTGTTTGTGACTTCGGATAATTGGATGCCTCTCAAATCAAGCATAATTATCCTTCCTCATTTGGAGTTTTTTCTTTATTAAAGAATTTACCAATCTTGCTTCTGGTTTTTTGAATAACCTCTTCCGTAGCCGGAACCTTTAAGCCACTTTTCTTATTTAAAATAGCAGAGGTTGCTTCCAAGCAATTCACATAAGAATGCATGGTATCGATCACATATTTACCAAGATCATCAATGGAATTAATCAATTCCACAAATGCATTACAAGTATGCTGGATGGATGCATTTAATTCTGCGATGGTTTTCTGTGTATCGGATGCTACTTGTAGATTACCACTCTTAAGAGATTGGTCAAATCTGGATAATTCATCTAATCCTCTTTCCAGCATCTTTGCTTTTTCAGCAAGCTTGGATGAGATTTCAGCATAGAAATCAGATAATTTAACAGAACCAGCGTGAGAGTTAAAGATCACACTCGCATCGAGTTTTCCATCACTACCAATGTAGGTATCTTCAATATCTTTACACTTATCAAGATATTGTTTTACGGAGGATTCATCCCCTGCATTCACATCGGTAACAAGACCATGAACAATATCACACCATTCATCAATATCATCCAACATGGTTTCGATACCCTTCATATCCACAAGACCTTCTACAGTTACCTTGTTGGAATTCACACTCAATACGACATCGCTTTCACCATCTTCAGGAGTCAAGCCCTTGGGATTCTTATTACCCTTTGAAAGGACTTCTCTAATTGCTTCTGGAGATTCTTCAATTGCACCTGCAAGTTTAGATGTTAATGCACGGAGCATGTTGTCACGACCAAGATCTTCGATCAAACGAGCTCCTGCGCTTGCTAAGAACTGATCCGGCTTCAATGGTAATTTACCATCTTTTGCCAATCCAGCCGCAGATGTTGCCACATATCCAATTCCTTCCGCAGCGGCTGCTTTCGGAACATTACGAACATTTCTCTTTAATTTCGTGATTTGATGATTGACTGTGACTTCAATTGTACGAAGAGCAGAACGATATTCTGCAAATGATTTAATCTTGTGATAGATTGTCTGTACGAAGTTCTTGATGATTAAAAATGGGAATGTGAGTATCTTATAAATGATACCACCACGTTTCAAATCTTTTCCAGTACGATTGATCGTATTTCTGATTAAACCATGCTTCCCAACACCATGCCTCATGTCATTTAATTTCTTAGCAGCTTTTGCCATTGGCTTTGCAAGTTTCTTTACATCAGAACCTACACCACCAAAGGCTCGTTCTTGATAATATTGATCTTGTCCGTCATACTGTGTATCGTCATCCATTTCAATGAAATACTCGTCGGAGACATCAAAATCATCTGTAAGATATTCTTTATAAATGCTATCAATCAATGCGGTTAATGCCTGACGTTCGGATTCCAATTGTACTTCTTCAATCTTATCAAGATTTCGAACAACATAATCTACATATCCAGAACCTGGACCATCACCTTCTGTTTCCTTTGGACCTTGGTTATCAGGAATTTCTGCTTCTTCTTTTGTAACACCAACTCTGGTTTTTTCATTGATTTGTCTCATAAGCTCTGCACGTTCACGCATATCGGTTGTTGACATTGCTTTCTTCTTAAGTGATTCGATACTATCATCCGCTTTCATAGAAGATGCATCATCACTCATTTTCTTAGCAGCGCCTTTCATACGAGATTTTGTTGCTTCATAAGACTGAGCGTTATTATCAATTGCCATGTTTGGATCCTTTTTCCTTCTGAATCGATCGAAGAATCCCTCTTCATCAAAGTCAATCTTTTCGTCACCGGATTCTTTTTTACAATTAACATCACCACATTCGGTGTCGAATCCTACTTCATCATCTTCACCACCATCATCTTCATCTTCATCTTCGTCTTCATCATCATTAAAGTCGACATCTCGTTTCTTATCTTTCTTTTTGAAACGATCGAAGAATCCCTCTTCTTTGAAGTTGATATCTGATTTATTTGCAGGATCACCACATTCATCTTCGAAATCTAAATCGTCATCTTCATCATCGGAATCATCGTCTTCGTCGTCATCTTTGTCATCTTCTTCGTCATCATCGATGTCGACATCTTTCTTGCTGTTCTTCTTATTCTTCTTAGATTTGGACTTGGACGGCTTATCATCCTCATCGTCATCATCGTCATCCATGTCGACATCAACATCATCAACATCCACATCATCTAAGCCAGAATCATCTTCATCTTTTTCATCATCATCTTCTGTATCATCATCGATGTCTTCATCTTCATCTTCATCATCAAAGTCAACGTCGACATCTTTCTTACTTTTCTTTTTGGGTTTTGCAGATTCGTCTTTGAACTGAACTGGTTGATTATCTCCACATTCCTTTTCATATTCAACTTTATCTCCGCATTCTTCCTCGAAATCAACGTCCGCTTTTCTGGACTTACGACTTCTTCTGGATGACTCCTCAACGGGTTTAATTTCATTATTATCCCCGCATTCCTCTTCAAAATCAACATCGGAATTCTTACTTAGTTTACGCTTTCTTCTAGCAGTTTCCTCAACGGTTTCGATATCTGCACCTTCTTTGACACTGTCGATTTTGTTTTCTTCATTATTTTGGTCATATGATGACTCAGACTGAGGTGGGTCCCCAGAACCCGCAGTCAATCCCTCATATGTTTCTTGTGTGATGAAACCATCCACATCGAGCTTTCCTCTACCATATCTCATTATTAAATCTCTCCTTTACTCAGGTCTATTTGTATCACTCTTTACATAGGTATCTAAGAACTCGTCATAATTCTTATCTACAATCTTGATGTAATTGATACTTGTCTTTTTCATTTCAACCGCCATTCTCGCATCCTTCAGGTACTCAATTTCACGAGAATGTTCCATACGAGGATGGGTGTTATCACTCTCTTTGATTTCCACTTCCAATGACAATGAAGGAATAAAAAAATCAGGGATGTAAAGATGTTCTGAGCCATCTTTCCATTTGTACCAGTAGTTGTTCGGTGACGGTGCAATGACATCGTCCGGACTCCAATCCAAACTCTTTAATTCATTTAAAAAGTCGGCTTCATACGATCCGATTACTCTGAATTTATGTGTTGCATCCCACATGTAATCACGTGCTTGTGGATGGTTGAATATCATCTTACGCTGCATATCCGCATCATTTAACAGATGCTCTTTTCCGTAAACATGAACCATTCGTTCTTTCATTTGATGCACATAAGCTTGTTTACAAGCAGGATTCTCACATAACCTCTCATACTTCAATGTCTCTTTATTGAAGTGCACCTGGTTCGTTCGACACATCAAACACAATCTACCAACGGGCTTATGTACTAATAACGAATAAGCAAATTCTAATGGTTCATATTCATCTGGAACTTGGTCGTTATGTTTGTATGCCACATGGTGACAATATTCATGTTTGTCATCGAAGATTCGGTTACAAAAAAGACATCTCGTGTTTCGCATATGCAAATCACCACCTTTCTATGATTATGAAAGGTTTTAGCTTTTCGTTGCTGGATTAACAAGAACCTTTTTAATATGATAAAAAAGGAAAAAATAATTTATGGGATATCCGGGGAGCAGCTATTACCGCCACTCCCCAATCCCTCACACGTGTTTATAGACCCGCCGGTCTTTTTGTGTTTTGTCTACACATTAGTCGTCATCGTCTTCATCGTCATCCTTGTTATTCAGGTGCACACCTGTGAGACGTGCGAAGTTTCTCGCAACCTTTCTCTCTGTGTGACGAGAATGATTTCTGTCAGGACTTACACCCATTGCCAGAAGTGCGCCAGTGATTTCGGCACGGATTCCGGCGAGGTCATCGATGAGGGACTCAAATCCCTTGATGTTCTTGTCGGAAACTTCGCCATCCTTGGCGAGCTCGATAAGAGCTTCGCCAATTCTGTGCAAACTGTGTTCACCATCTCTGAAAAGACCCTTGATATGGTGACTGTGGGCAGTGCCATTAGCGATATAAGCGATAACTTCAGCCAGTGTGTAGAGTTTTGTATTTGTATTTTTCATAATAAGTCCTCCTTAGACTCTTTGCCTCATTAATATAGTATAGATTCAATTCGTAAAGGCATAAACGAATTGGAACAGAAG